CGGAGATTTTAGGAACAACGAATTCGGAAAAAGTATTCCGTAAAATCTCTCAGGCTGTTCAAACCCTCATGGAAAGTGGCCATTGGTCGCATTCCACGGCTGAAATTGACATCTGCACCGGATGGGACGGGCAAAGCGTCACGCTTCCGCGAGGCGTAGATGTTCCATTGGCAGTTAATGTTGATGGTTCGCCAGTTTATTTCAGAAATCGCCTTTTCCAATATCATGTAAATAAAGGCGGAATGTTTAATCCTGTTGGTTGGGCATGGGATGATCGTGGCTACACGCCAACGATGATGGAAATTCGCCAACCATCGCAGTTGGTGGCTATTGCTGAGACTGATAATGATGTCGGAAAACAAATCCGAGTCATTGGCATTAATGGGAATAATGTTCCTTTGCGTAGTCAGCTTGAAAATGGAACCGGAGTTGACGGCTTGCTCGTTCCAATTCACTCGCAAAAAGACTTCCCGTTCGGAACAATCATTCCTGACGATCAAACAGTAGAAATTCGACTTGTTTCTATTGATCCAATCTCTAAATTCACTCCAGATAATGGAGTCCCGCATCAGCTCACATCTGGACAAGGTGTAAATATCAGCCCGCAATCTGGTGTAATTCCGCCTCCGCTGTATAACGGACAAGTTGCTTATGTCGGCGTTCTTGACGCTCTCACGATTGAGCTTTTTAAAGATCAAAACAACGCCAAGAACGGGAATTTTCCAATTGAAATGGAAAGTATTCTCGGTTCGGGATTGATTAAAATCAAAGACAGCAAGCCAAGTCAGGTTGTTACTGCAATTCGCATGGATTCTGCTGTTCCTGTTGCAATAACAACGGGTAACCCGATAGCGTTTCCAGACACAGGAGTTATTTTGCCTGTTCCTCTTAAGAAAAAAGTAACATATTTTGCGAATGCTCTTAGTGATACAGATTTGAATATTTTTGAGTCATTTGAAGACGCTCAAAATAATATAAATCCCATATATTGTTCAACTATGGGGTCTCCATTTTCTGTGGATATCCGAAAAGAGATATTGCCAGAAACAAAACTCACTTTTGCGATTCAACATTACTTCAAACAAGGCGATCAGGTTCAAGTTTATACGGCTGGTGGCGTTTTGCCAAATCCACTCATATCTAACCAGAATTATTTCGTGAATGTTGTCGATTCATTCACAATCACAATTCACGAAACGCAAGCGGACGCTAATGCTTCTAATCCGACAAATTATATCAATCCTATTAAATTGATAGATGCCGGAAGCGGGGCAAATTTTGTCGTAAAATTACTCTCAAGCACATTTCGTAGCGGCGAAACTTCACAAATTACCGCCGCAGGATTGAATATTTCTGCCCCAACTGGCGCGGGAGCAAATTATCAAGCTGTCGTTACCGGATCAGTTCGTGTTGTTCAAGTGACAGCGCAAGGCAACGGCTATTCCACTGTTCCCGGAGTTACTTTTTCAGAACCTCCAGACCCTCCTATTGGTTCAGGTCAACAAGCAGAAACCGCTACCGGATACGCGATCATCAATACGATTTCTACCAAGCTGGAACAAATCATTATCACGAATCCCGGATCAGGATATACTTCTCCTCCTGCAATTACGATCGATCCTCCTACCGGAGCAAGTCCGGCACAAGCAACGGCATCAGCAACGCTTCAAACATCGTTCGTTTCGTATTTCCGTAAAATTTCAGGCGGCAACAATTATAGACAGGCTCCGCAGGTTCAGATAGCGGGTGGCGGAGGTTCTGGAGCGACAGCCCAAGCAGTTGTTAATAACTCAATTATCAATCTGAATTCTATTTCAGTTGTTGGAACAACTGCAACGGCAACTACAGCTTCTCCTCACGGATTTTCTGTTGGTTCAGTAGTGACATTAGAGAATGTTTCACCAACGACACCATTTAACGGCGATAAAACAGTTCTGAGTGTCCCTTTGCAGACTCAAAACATTTTTAGCATTACGAGAATTCTGACAACTGCAACAGTCACGATGACCGGTAATCACAATTACTCAACTGGGCAAATCGTGACTATTGCAGGAACAACAGAGCCGCAATATCTTGGCCCTTACGCAATCACAGTCATAAATTCTACGCAATTCACATATACTGTAACAGGAAATCCAATAACCCCTGCTGGCGGAGCGGCAAAAACAGCAAGTATTCCTTCACCATCCGGAGCAACATTTACATTCACCGTTCCTTCTGGAACGACAAGTGCCACTCCAAATACGGGAACTGTTTTTTCTGGTGAAGTTGTTGCGTTGAACATTATCACAAGCGGAACCGGATATACTTCACCGCCGAGTGTTATTCTGACTCCTTCAACTGGCGTATTTGTGGAGTTTACAAGCACAGGGACTCTTCCTTCGCCTCTTGTCGCGGGAACTGCATACAGGGCGGAGGCTCCTCTTGATACCGCCGCTGGCGTATTCACAGTTCGTAATGCAGATTTCTCAAAAATTAACATTACCGGAGGAGGAAGCGGAACATTCTATACAGTTCTTTCCAGAACATTCGGCGTTGATTTTACTGATCGTTGGCTTGGAGATTTTTCAAATATCACAACAGGACAGGGAATATATTTCGGGACAGATTTTATTCTCCCAACAACATCACCAGCGATTGACGGATCAACGCAATTCTTTTTGGATGTTATTTCGCCAACAGTTGCGCGCATTCGAAATTCATTGTCAGTATATCTTCAAGTAATTTCTTTTGGAACTGGTCAATCGTATTTTGGAATACGAAGACAGGTGACAGTCCAAACACCTGAAAATACGATTGAGCCAGATTCAATTTTGTATTTGCAGGACGATCAAATCGTAAAATTCAGCACTTCCGGAGGAATGCCAGCACCTCTTGTTGCTGGCGTTGATTACAAAATTCGCATTTTTGGAGATGCCGTCAAAGTTTACGATGCGACAACGGGGAATTTGATTGTATTGAATTCTCCCGGAACAGGGGAATTATCTTTGGATGTTGAGAGAGTGATTCGCCCATTGCCTTCAACAAGTATTCTGTGTGAAAAAGCACTATACGAAAACGGGCAATCGGTAAAAGTGAGAGCCGTAAATGGAGACACTCTTCCAGAAGGTCTTCAGCCAGAATTTTCATATTATGTTCGCCGTATTTCTGAAAATTATATTGAGCTTTATCAAACGGCAGAACAAGCGCGAGGAACAGGGACAACTGGAAGGATAGAATATCTTTCTCCGGGAAATTCTGTTGAATCACAATTTTACATTGATGCTATTGATGATGAAGTTTTGGTGAAAACAATTCATCAGATTGAGAAACCTTTGACTGACGGATTTGTTTCTCTTTACGCATGGGATTTTGCCCGTTCAAATGATTTAACACTGGTTGGGCAATATCATCCTTCCGAGGTTAATCCGCAGTATCGCAGAATCCGCATCGGGCAATCTTGCGCTTGGGTTCGGTTGGCTTATCGGATGTCGCCTCCGTTCATCACTTCAAAATACGACTACATTCCTATTGAGCATGAACGGGCAATCATCGCGGCAATTCATGCTGTTGATATGGAAGACAAAGATTTTGCAGACCAATCGGCGCGATATTGGGGTATTGCTTTCAATTATCTCCGGAACCAACAAGAATACATTGATGGTCACGCAATGGTTCCTCCGCAAATTAACAATGTCACTTACGGAGACGGAACGGATTGGGTTATTAGCTGATGAAATCGCCTCAAATCACTTCTGGCAGACTCGTCAAAGCGACAAGCGGATGGTTTGCTGGCGTAAATTCTATTAGGAATCCTTGGGCATTGCCGGAAAATCAATTCAAATGGGGCGTCAATGTTCAAGTTCGCGGCGGAATTGTTCAAACTCGTCCGGGAAATGCGATGCGCCTTTCTTTGCCTCCGGGAAATTTTCAAGGAGGAGTTTTCTTCTCAGCCAATAAACAGAAAACTTCGCATTCAACGCAAACGATCGACGGAGAAACGACTTTTTCTGCATCCACTATATTTGATGTGAATGGTGAAGGCGTAATTGCCCAAGAATTGAATTATGTTGTTTTTGCGGTTGATGGTTCTGTTTATTACGCTCCTTTCCCGCTAACACAGCCTAAAAATTGGGCTGAATACAAACTCACGAACATAAAACTTGATCCGAATGTAGATCAGTTTGTTTTCACGACAGGAACGCAATCGGCGAATATCTCGACCGGTAAAAACGAAATCGTAACTCCTTCTCATCGTGTAATTTTCATTCAAGACGGGATTTCTTCTCCCGCTTATTGGGATGGCTCTGATAAGGTCGGTGCGCAATCTGATAAAATCCCGACTGGATATTGGATGGCATTTTCTGGAAACAGACTTTGGGTAGCAGATAAAAATATCGTTCTGGCTTCAGATTTGGGCGATCCTTTGTCATGGGAAGAGAGGAAATCAGGAACTGGGCGAGGGGACTTTGCATTCAGTCGGCCAATCACCGGAATGGTGAATTATGTTGGTCAGGACACTTCAACCAGATTGATTGTTTTCACTGATCGCTCAACATTCTCGCTTGCCAGCGGTATTCTTGATAGGAGTCAATGGACTTCTACGGCTAATTTTCAAAACACGCTTTATCCGACTGTTGGTTGCGTTGCTGGGAAAAGCATAGCTTTTCAAGCTGGTCAAATGTGGTGGTATTCACAGGGCGGACTTGTTGCGGCGGACGTCGCGGCGGCATCATACCTTTCTTCGCAGGTTCTATTTAAGGATGTAGAAATGGCGCGGAGCAAGCAATACATGGCTTCCGACATCACAAGAATCTGCGCGACATCTTTTGAGAACTATATTCTTGTCAGCATTCCTTATCTCGAAAAATTGAATAGCCAGACGATGGTTTTGGATTATGCGGCGGCATCCGAGTGGTCATCTCAAAGAATTCCTGCTTGGTGTGGCGTCTGGTCTGGCACTCGTCCTGTTGAATGGATTAGTGGTATTATTGACGGCCAACAGCGATGTTTTCATTTCAGCGTTGATTACTCCGCAACATCTGATGGTTCATACAATCATCTTTGGGAATCTTTTGTTCCTCAACGCTACGATTCATATTTTGATATTCAGGCTGACGGAAGTTTAGTTGAGGCTCGAAATAGAATTTATTGCTCCATGGAAACCGCCATGCTTGGTGACGGAATGGATTACAAACAATTTATCTATTCTGAGGTTGAAGCGAAAGAAATCGGCGGGGAAGTGGATGTTTCAATAGCATTCAGAGGAAGCAAAGGCCAATATAAACAAATCTTGAGCCAAAAAGTTCTTGCCGTAACTGATGATTTCCAATGGATAAATACTCCGTATTCTGAAAAAATTGAAGATTTGGGGTATTTGAAAACTCAATATCGCAGATTTATTACAGAATCAGCGCAACGAACAATTGACTACGAAACTTGTGAGAGCGATTTAACGATTGACATAGATAAAGCGTTTTCAATTTTGATTGAATGGTGCGGTCAGATGGGAATTGAAATTGTTCGCGTTTATATTGATCCATATCCGACTAAAGCTATTGGGGTTCCGCAAAGAAACGAAACGAAACATTGCGTTGTCGGTGATGGGGGAAGAAATTTCACAATAGAAAGCCTTCCGAGCGAATACGCTAAAGGAAACGGAGAGCAAAAAAGTTGGTATGCCAACGCATTCAAAACTGTTTATATTGATTGCGGTTTGCAGTCTATCTCGGCAACAGCAGAAGCCTCTTATTTGTCGTATATCAGTTACACTCACGCCTTGGCAGAAGCCGAAATTTTAGCATTGCAAGCCGCAAACTCAGCCGCTCAACAATTCGCTGTTGAAAACAACTGTTGATTATGCCATCTATTAAAACATCATCTGATCCAGTTACGAATTTCCCGTATAAATTCGTTTCGCCTTTCAGCGATGACAATATCATTCCGCTTTATTCATCAATAAATTTTATCAATGCGAAAGAAAATTCTTGTCTTCCGTGTGTGGTGTGTGGCAATAATGTTCAGAGGTTTGATGCGATACAAGAACAAGCCAGCAGATATAAAAATTATGTTCCGAATCAATTCAACAGAACCCCAGTAAGAGTAGGATCAGCAGGATAATAAATATGACTAAATCAATAGAATACAAAACGATACCTAAAGACAGCGGAGAGTTTCTTGAACTCGTTGATTTTGCAGAGGAATTTGATCATAAAATAGTAGATCATCCACAAATCAATGTCATCGGGCATTACAAAGACGGGCAACTTTTCGGATATTCCGATCATGTTTTCATTCCCGTTATCTACCCAGCATTTCATCCAAAGCACACCACGCCAAGAGATGTTATGCAATGTATGCACGATTTGAAAGTTTTTGCCCAAGTTTCCGGCTCCGCAGGATTCATTGGGGTTCCGCTAGAATCAGAAAGAATCACATTCACAAATGGAATAATGCAGAAACTTGGCTTGCAAAGAATGCACCGAGAGCTTTATACTTTATAGGAGAAAAATTATGGGAGGAAGCGCACCAGCACCAGTTCAATATAATACGGCGGCAATGTTACCTCCGCCAAACCCGCAAGGAACCTACGATATTTTAAAGGCAACAAGCAAACTTGGCGGGGACGCAATGGATTTGCACCGCAAAAATCTTGAACTTGCCTCTGCGACAACTCCAATTCGGATGGAATACAATCCAACCGAACTTTCCAAACAGACTGCAGAATTTGGCGTTGGCAATCTTCTCCGTGAACGCAATATTGAATCGTTCACTAATCCTGCGGCGGCAAGAATGCGTTTGAATATTGGGCAACAGGTCGAGGAAGCAACTTCGCCTGACTTCATGAAATCTTTCATGGATCGTTATGCGAAAGAACGCGGAATTTCCACTATATCCGGTAGCGGCATTGATCCGAACAGCACTATTGGCCGATCCGCGATATTTGATGCGACCACCGAGGCCGGAAGAAAATTGATGCTTGACAATATCCAAGCTCGTCAAGGTTATCTTCAAGCAACTCCCGCTCCAATCGGCGGGATTGATCCGGGTCAGGCTATTTCAGCGCAGGAAGCCAACAGGGCGCAGAATATTGGCCAAATGAACGCTTGGCAGGCTGGACAATTTCAGAATATTTTTGGGATGGGTCAAGGATACTCAGATTTCGTCAATAAAATGATGGGCGAAACGCTTTCAGCCAACCAAGCAGAACAAGCAAATTTGAGGCAATATCAAGAAAAATTAATCAATGATTTGGTTGGCCAAGCGAACGCTGAGAATCAAATGAGGGCTGGGGCGGCACAAGGGAATCAAGCGATGACTGGCGCGCTGGCAGGAGCCGGAATTGGCGCGGTTGGCTTGATTGCGGCGGCAATGATTTAATATGGAAAACCTAATAAATAAGACAGTAGAATACATAAAATTGTGGAATCAAAATTGGCCTCGTTCGGTCGTGTTTTGGTCAGGCGGCAAGGATTCAACAGCGTTGTTGCATCTTATCAAATTCCGCGCAGGGCTGGACATTCCTGTTGTTCAGTTTCGTGAACCTAAATTCCGTGAGCGTTACGCTTATAGCGATAAATTGATTAAAGACTGGAAACTAGAAGTTCACGATTACCCTCCTTTGCGTGTTGCTTTGGCTGATGGGCCTGATGTCAATACTGGAGAGGTTCGTTTTGACCTGTTGAAATACTTTCAATGGGGGCAGAAATGCATGGTGATGAGTCTTGGGACAGAACGCCCGAAAGAAGGCGAAGATTTCCTTTGCGGTTTGAATGATTTTTTGTTTCGCCCTACGGGAACCTTCAACTGGCCATGGGGCGCAGTTTGGATTGGAACGAAAGACACGGACACAGACCTCATCAAAGGTCAAGTTGCCGTGAAATCTCACATTCGCTACGCAGACGGGTCGCCTGTGAGCTTGTATCCCCTCCGAGACTGGACTGATGAGGATATTTACAATTACTTGGAGCTTTCAGGTGTTGAGCCTGACCAAACTCGTTATATCAAAACTGACGGGAAATGGGGTAACAATCCTGATAAAAGTCTGAACGCTGATTTTTATCCCGTCTGTTTGAATTGCGTTGATCGCCACCAAGGGCAATATGTTGACTGCCCAAAACTGAAAGCCAAAATCAGCAATATCAGTCATCTTGCGCCTTACGAGGACATCGTGATTGATGATCTTGGGTTCCGTCCGGTAGATTGGAAGAAAAATAAATCAATATGTATGACTGTGAAGCCTGCGGAGCCTGTTGCTCATTCAAATGGAGTTGGCCAGTCCTCAAGCGAGACCGCTCAGACGCAACCGGAATTCCGCGCAACTGGATTCGCGCAGACTACCCGCTAATGAAAACAGAAAACAACAGATGCGTTGCTTTGGAAGGCCAAGTTGGGGTTTCTGTGAAGTGTTCTGTTTATAATTGCAGGCCGGATGCGTGTAGGAAATTTACTCCGGGATCGGCGTTGTGTATCGAAGCAAGAAATAAAATAGGACTATAATTATGGGCGGAAGTCAATTTGGAAAAACATTCGGAAGGGTAACAACAAAAATTGTTGATCCTTTCGGAATCGGTAAAACTAAATTTGGGAAAACAGTAATGAAAGTTATTGATCCATTAAATATAATGGACCCGCTCAATGTTCTTCCGGGGAAAGGTGAAAAATGGGGAACATTAGATAAAAATTATGGCGGTGCCGCAAGAGGGTGGCTTGGGTTAGACAAAAAAAGCGGCGGAGGGTCTTACCAGCCGAGAGATTATTCTTCTATTCAAAAAATGGTCGCAAATAATCCTGCTGGACAAATGTCTGGAGATTTGATTTTGCAAAAACAAATGACAGATCAGGCGTTGGCTTCACAGCAAGCCGCAAATTTGCAAGCGGCAAACGCACGCCAACAACAAAATATCAATACTGCGATGCAAAATTCTAAACAAAATCTGAATAATTCTTTGATGAGAACTCCGGTTCCATCTACATTTTCAGCAATCACACCAGCATCTACAAATCAATTCAAACTTCCGAATGTTGCTGGTTTGACATTCGGAAAATAAACAAGAAAGAACAAAAATATGGGAGGCGGAGGACAACAAGGACCAAGCAAAAGTCAAATAAAGGCTCAGCAAGCGCACGAAGCCGCTATGTTGGATATGCAAATGAAACTTGCTCAACAACAAATGTCGCAACAGCAGGAGATGCTTCGTTATCAGATGGAGCAGGCCGAAAAACAGCGATTAGCGGCAGAAGAAGCGGCAAAACAGGCCGCAATTCAAACGCAATCTGCAACCGCGCAATCAGCCGCTCAACAAAACGCGCAAGATGTCGCGCAAAAACTTGAAGGCATGAATACGATGCAGAATCTTTCTGATCAATCTGCTCTCGGAGATTATCAGAAGGCAATGACTACTGGCGCGGAGAACATGACTGGCGGTTACGATATGGGTAATGCGAAAGCGTCCGCTATGGAACAACTCGGAGTTGCTTCTGGCGCTCTTCCTCAAACTCCATCAAATCTTGCTGGTAGTATCAACGCGATAAATCCAGCAATGACAACTGCGGCAAATGCGCAGGCTGGCGGAACGACAAAAACGCAAAATCAATTCAACATGCCAAACACAAGCGGACTAACTTTCGGAGGAACATAATATGGCTGATATACTTGAAGAAATTGAAGATGCTGGAAGATCAACGGATAATGTTGTCGGGCATTTGACAGTTGGGGAAATTGTCATTCCCATGCAACTCGCAGAAATTCCAGAAGTAAAAACTGCTATCGAGGAAATTTTTGCGGCATACGAAGTAGATCTTGATGAATTTACTGTTGGGAATGAAGCAAATAAAATTAATCCAGAAACTGGTTACCCTGAATTTTTCGTTGGGCGAGCTTTAAGAGCTATCGGGAATTTTTTCACTGGTGGAGATAAGAAGAAAGATAAAGATAATAAGAATAATAATTCGCAAAATAGTTCTCAATCGACATATAATCAAAATGCAAAAGCATTTGATGATGCTATGGCCGCACAGAAAAAAAAGGATGAAGAAGCTAGGCTGCGAAGAGAGAAAGAGACAAAAGATCGCGCTATTGGAGCTGAATCTGCAAGAATAAGAGGTCTTGCGCTTGATAATCAGGCGCAAATTGGCGAACAGTTATCACAAACGCTTGCAACGCCAACGCAACAAAACGCAACGGCTATCCAAGCTGGATATACACCGAGCGGATATAATGCAGGCAAGCCGACAAAAACTGTTCCCGGAAACGCTGGTGGCCCTATGCCGACAGAAACTGCTTCCGCGATGCCCGCCGCATTGATCGCTCAAAAAATCAATCAAGATAGCGGCGGAACAAATCAACAACAGAATAGATTCAATATACCAAAAACCGAGGGATTAGTTTTCGGAGGAACTTAATTTATGGCAAACGCTGGCTTCACATTCACACCAAAACCTCAAGCCGCTTTAGCAAACCTGAATCCGATTCAGTTCGGATCAGCTTTGCAGTTTAGAGCGGACGAGCCGATGAAATTCCTTGAACAGCGACCAGAGGTCGTGATGGAAGGTTTTCTCAAAGGCAGGCAACAAATGGTTGAGGACATTTCAAAAGGAGCGTTGTCAGCAATAGGAAGCGTAACAGGTGCATTCAAAGATGCTCGCGCTGAAAAATTAGCTACTACAAAATTGGAAGAGGAACGCCAGCACGAAAAAGACATTGCCAATATTCGGGCATCCGCAAAAACTCCATACGACGAGTATTATCAGAGTTTGAAAACTCAACTTCAAGAAAGTAAACTTGAAGAGGTTAAAAATCGTTTAGATAATACTGTTCCAACGCCTAAAAGGGAAAGAGGGCATTGGATGAAAGGAGATATGTTTGAGGCGCAAAATCCTGATCTTCCAGAGGAAGAGCCGACTCCCCGCAGGGATCAATCTTCTTTAAATTTGACTTCCCCGATTCCTTCAACTGCCAGCGCAGAACAACCTAAAATCTTTTCGAGCTTGAGCGATATTTCCACTATTCCGGCTGAAACTGGCGGATATAGTTTGGCGGATATCAGAACTCCAAAAACTTCTGATCTGATATATCCAGCAAGCGAAGGTCAGGTTGTTTTCGGAGGCCAGACTTTAGATTTGATGCCAGTCAGCGGAGCGGAAGCCAAACCAGCCCCGAAACCTCTGGCCGATACAAGAACTCCGGAAGAAAAAAGGCTATCTCCTGCGCCAGCAGAACTTCTCGATACAAAGCCGCCAGAAGCGCAAACCGAGCGCAGGAAACCAAGTCAGTATGAGGTTGAACAATACTACGCTGGAGAGCCTTTTGAGAGCATTGCTGACGCGAATTATGCCAAGCGTCAGATGATGAAATATGGTTATGCCGCAAAGGTGACACCAGTAGAAGACCCGACTACAAAACAGCGGATGTATTATGTGGAATTTGATGAGAAAACACCGGAGCAACCGCCGGAAGGAACAGTTCTGAAAGAAATCAAAGATACAGACGGGAAAATCACAAAAACATTTGAGCCTGTGATGAAGCCAGAGCAAAAACTTCCGATGCTCAAAACCGCAGAAGCGCAATTAGACGCAATGATTGATGCGGCAAATCAAATTGAACAAATCGCAAGTGAAGGTAGGTTGCCTGAATTTGGAAGAGCTTCAGCTTGGATTAAAAATTTGCCAATTACAACCGACGCCTCAAGAGTGCGCCCATTCATTCGCACGCTCCAAGCAAATACCGCTTTCAAAACGATCATGGATATGAAGAAAGCAACGGGATCAGCATTGGGGGGGTCAACAACTGACAAAGACATGCAACTTTTGATGGATGTCATCGGTTCTCTTGATGCTGATAATTTAGATTCAGATTATATTTTGCCGACTTTGCAAAGAATTAAAAAAACGGCAATGGACGCGAAACAAGATCTTACTGTTGAAAAACAAAAAGTTGTTGCAGGAGCGGAAGGAATACCAATAATTACTAATAAAGAAGAACATGATAAATTGCGTCCCGGATCTTTTTATTATGCCGATGTCGATGGCGTAATGAAGCGTTTGCAAAAACCTGAAAAATCTAAATAAATGGCCGCTTGGACACCTCCGAAAGAAGATGAGATTGGAAAACCAATTTCTGAAACTGAAACACCAACTTGGAAGCCGCCAGAGACAGATATTGTCCAAAATGAATGGGCTCCTCCGCGAGAGGATGATCCAGATGATCCAATCAACATCAAAGACCCGTGGAAGATTTCTCAATTAAAGGAATCTGGTCAGCCTGTTTCCGATGAGCAAGAGCGCATTCTTTTTGATTACGAGGATGAAAAACCGCTAACGCAAAAGGCAGGAGATTTCATTGGTGGAGCATTAGAAAAAGCTCCAGAAGCGTTTGCTGATATTGCTGTTGGCGGAGCGCAACTCGGGTATAAAGGCGTATTATTGCCATTGAACGAAATGTTCCTTGGCTTTGCGATGTATACTCCCGAACAACGGGCAAAAATCCTCCGTGATCGTGACCTGACATATAAAGCATTAGCTTCTGGCGGAGCGCAGGGATTAGATGAAGCCATGGAGGCTGGAACTCGCCTCGCAACTCTCGGTTCATCTATTACCGATAAGCTCCAAGGAATGCCGAAAGAAGAACGATTCCGCCGTTATATGACGCGGGAAACTATGCGTAAATTCGCGCAAGCGGCAAGAGCTGAAACGCCAGACACGCTTGCTCGGTTGACGGCTGAAAGTCCTTTGATTCGTGGCATCGTGAAAACGATGGTTGATATGGAGGGCGGAGACCCTAAAGCGCAAGAAGAAGCGGTTAAAGAATACGAAAGACTGGTCAAAGAAAGCGGAATGACCAAAGAGGAGTTGGATGAGTTTGCCAAGGTTGTTAATTTTGGTGATGTCAGTATGCCAACCGCTCTTCCCGGAGCGAACACGCTGACCAAAGCAGTTTCAAAGCCGATTGTTGCCGCAACGCAAAAAGGCGGAGAATTGGCATTGAAAGGTCTGAATCTCGGCTCAAGAGCTACTGGCTGGACGGCTGGGAAAGTGATTGGCGCAGGAGAATACATTCAGAAAAAGGCGCGCGATATTGGTGAATATGCCGTCAATGATCCCGATACTTTTCTAAAAGGTGCCGTAAACACGGCAATGTTGCCTGTGATGACAGTTGTCAAGCCGACAAAAACAGTCGCAGATGTCATTACCGACATTACCCGCCAAGTTGATGTTGGCGGAGCGGCAGGGCGCAGGGGAATGTTTGAAAGAGCAGGCAGGGATGTCCGCTCGACCGCAACAACGCAAAAACTATTCGGGCCAGAAGGCAAAGGCGGAGTTGGCAGGGCGAAATTAGCTGATTGGGCTGTTCGTCAGTCTAACGCAATGACTCAGCCCGGAGTCAATGCAGGCGCATTGAATGTTTTGATGGGTTTGCCGGATGCTGAAACAGCCGAACAGGCTGGACAGCAGTTCGGCACCGGATTTGGTATTGGCGCATATTCTGGAAGCAGGGCGGAATCTCGCGTTCTTGGAATGGTTGATCCGAGAACGACAATGGCGCAGAAAGTAACAAATCTCGTCACCCCTGATCCAACTCAACTTCGCAGAGATCAAGACGCCGACATTAAACGATTCATGGCAACCGCATCGCCAGACTTGCGTCAGCAAATGCAAGACCTCGCAAGCATTGATAAACGCAAAGCGGCACTCGATCAGGCCATCGCGGAAGCAACCGATGTTCAAAGCAGAACAATCGACAAAGAAACTTCAGATTTTCTGCAAATACAGATTGACGGCTACAACAAGCAAAAAGCCGCATTGGATAAAGCCACGCCGGAAACTCAACGCGAATATGACCGATTGATTCAGTTGACTACGCTGGATGCTTTGGATCAAGCGCAAGCGGTCGGAACTGCCGCAGGATTGCGCGGAATGAATCTTGTTTTCCTTGATCCTGCGAATGCTGAACAATTTTACCGGAATCTTTACGGGCAGACGCTTGTTGACGCTGAAAAGAACAAAGCAATTCTCACGGGAAGAGCGTTAACACCAGAAGAGCAAAACACCCTACGCGAAGCCAACGAGACTTTGGCGGCATTTGCGCAGAGAGTCGATAACGCCCAAAATACGCGAGGTTTTGCGTTGAGTGAGCCAATCACCGATGCCAACGACCCCGAATATGTCCCGCCGCATTTGCGGATGCAAAATCAGAAAGGCGCAACCGCTGTTATCAATACAGATTTGGTGAAACACCTAACCGAACGCGGATTCAATGTTCGGCACACAATCCAGCACGAAGTTCAACACGCTCTTGAAAACTTCAAAGAGGTTCAAGATTTACTCTCTCCGGTTAGGAAATATCTGTTCGATCAGAAAGTTCAGAATGATGACGGAACATTCACCGTAGTTAGCGAAGGAGCTTACAATGATCAGAAGCTAGATGAATACGCGATGCAATATGCTCAGAAGTTTTCTCCTGCCGATGGCGGTGCTGGATTCTTCGCGCAGTTCGGAGGAGATATTCAGAAACAACGCGACTATATCAAGCGTGAAATCCTCGCAGAAGTAGCAACCGCTGGCGGCGAATATGAAGGCGGAAGCCGAGCGGCATTGGACGATGTTGGCAGGAATTTCGTTGATTGGCTTGAAGTCACTACCCGCGATGGATTCCTCAAGAAAATGAAAGAAGGACTGCGGAAAGTCGGCGTTGTTGTAGATAACACCGGAGGCTACACAACGCTATTTGACGCGAAGATCACGCCAGAAGTTGTCGCCACGATTCGCCAGTATCAGCGTGGCTTGCGTGATATGAATGGCGCGTTGACATACAACGCAAAACGCGAGGCCGAGGAGCCAGATATTCCATTAGTCAAAATTCTCGGGAATCGTGCATTACAAGAGAAATACAAAAATGCTGATTTCTTTGAAAAAGAGCAAATCGTTCGCGCAACGCAACCGGACGGATCGCAAACTGAAATCGTTGTTCCAGAAGGCGCGAATCTTGACTCGTTCACAGGAATTTATCGTGTTGAGAACGGGCAATTAGTCGATGAGGACGGAACTCCGATGCAACTCGCGCCGGAAATCAATGTTCAAGCGATGCCGAACGGAACGAAATTTGAGGTAGATACCCGCATTGCGAGGAAGCCGGATGGTTCTCCGATAATTATCCAGAACCGAGAGATGAAGCGCAGGGCGATTGATCGCACACAAATGCTCGTCAACGCGATTGAATCCGCTCCGAAGGATGATTCTCCGTTCCGCATGATTGATGTCGGCAAAGGCGATTACCGAGGCGCAATGTCGCCAAGCCAAGTTGAGGCATTATTGAAGATTCCGAATACGGTTCTTTCTCCGAATTTGAAGCGCATGATCGTTTTCTTTAATGAGATTTTGCGCCGTGGTGATGGAACTCGCGTCATGATGGAATATCAAGCCGCATTGCTGAATGGAAAATATAAGGCAATCGCCCCAAGACTACGCGACGAGGTTCCCATTGGCTTCAAGATTACGAAAGACGGCAACTTCACAGTTACTACGATGTCGGTCAGCCGCATGTATGATAAAATGAATGCTTGGGCGGCAAAGAAACCGCTAAACTTGAGTCTTTGGGGTGGAGATACAGGGAAATTTTGGGATTCCGTTATCAAAGTATTGGACAATCACGCAAGAGGAGAAAAAGGAGAAG